TTTCTGGTAATAACCTTAACGTCACTCGCGGTCTGCTCGGCACTACTGCTGCTGCTCACACTGACGGATCTTCTGTTTCACTGCAACTTGTTACTGCAGCTAAGACTGAAATCAACGAAACAACTGCAACTGGTGTTGCTTCTCCTCTCATCAAAAATCAGGATGATTATGAGAATAACGTTGAGACTGCTGCAAACAACTGGAAGTGGGGAGCTAAGACTGCTGGTGCATTCGGCAACTCCATTCGCGTGGTGATGACCGACGCTGGTGCAGACCAGGTGCTGTTTTTAGCACAACCTGGATCCACTGAGTGGACATTCACCGAGGGTGCTGAGGTTTCATACTCTGCTGCTGGCATCTATGGTAAAGTCTACGGTTATGATACGTTTGCAATTCTGAAAGACGACTCCTCTTTGATTGGGTCATTTGAAGCAGGCAACTTCATCACTGCTGTTAGTGGTGGTGTTACAGGTGAGGTTGTTGCATACGACAAGGTTACTCGCCAAGTTGAAATTGCAATTGATTCTTCTTCTGCTGACGTGCTTGAAGTTGGTGACACCATTACCGAATTGGCAAACAACAGTGGATCTGCTGGTAGTGCAACTGGTGATGCTGGTGAAGTCCAGTCAATCCGTCGCGAGTTGAGAGTTTCTCTTAACCCTGGATCACCTCTCTTCCAAGCAAACCAAAACGTTGCTGATGGTAACTCCACTACTGTGTTGATCGCAGCAGTTGAAAGTGACTATGCAACTCGTTTGTATGGTAACAACCAACGTTGGTCTAGCGTTGCTGCTCGTCCTACCACATCTGCATTCGTGCAAGAAAGAGGTGGTTATAACGACCTTATGCACATCCTCGTCCTTGATGGCGACGGTGCATTGACTGGCACCCCTGGAGCTCTGCTTGAGAAGCATCTTAATGTCTCTAAGGCATCGGATGGCAAATCTCCTCAAGGTGATAACATCTACTATAAGGATGTTATTAAGACTCGCTCTGCGTATATCTACTGGGGATCTCACGAAACTGCTGGTGTCTATGACCGCGACATCAACGCTGCTGGCGCATTCGGACTGAGTGGAGCAAACAGAGAGTTTGACCTGATCAAGTCTGATGCTGCTCTCAGCAACATGGATGATCCAACTACTGCTAACCCACTTGCACAACCACTGGTTGGCACGAAGGGTAATGCAACGTTGCGTTATTCACTGCAAGGTGGTGTCGATGGTTATACCATCTCACGTCCTAACATCTTGGGTGCATATAACTTCTTCAACGATGCCGAAACGGTTGACGTTGACTACATCCTGATGGGACCCAGCATGAATAGTGTTGCTGATACCATTGCTAAAGCACAACACATCATCGGAATCGCTGATATCCGCACTGATTGTATTGCGTTTATCTCCCCTCACCGTGCTGACGTGATTGGTCAACCCAACACGACAAGCATTGTTAGTAAGACTATCGATTATTACGATCAGTTAGGATCTTCTTCCTACGCTGTTTTTGATAACAACTATAAGTATATCTATGACAAGTATAACGATGTCTATCGTTATGTCCCCTGTAACGCTGACATGGCAGGTTTGGTGCTTAGCACTTCTCTTCGCCAAGAGCCTTGGTTCTCTCCTGCTGGATTTAACCGTGGTCGCCTGAGAAATACGATCAAACTTGCATACTCCCCACTCAAGGATCATAGAGATCTTCTCTATGCTGCTCGTGTGAATCCTATCGTTGCATTCCCTGGAGAAGGTATGATCCTCTTCGGTGATAAGACTGCACTTGGTTATCAGTCTGCATTCGATCGCATTAACGTCCGTCGTCTCTTCCTCGTTATCGAAGAAGCAATTGCTGACGCTGCTAAATCTCAACTCTTTGAATTGAATGACGAGTTTACTCGCCAACAATTCAAGAACATTGTTGAGCCATTCCTTCGCTCAGTCCAATCCCGCCGTGGTATTGTTGACTTCTTGGTCGTTTGCGACGGATCGAATAACCCCGCTGAAGCCATTGATCGTGGTGAATTCTATGCTGAGATCTTCGTCAAGCCTACGCGCTCGATTAACTTCATCCAGTTGACATTCACGGCAACCAGGACAGGTGCCTCCTTTAGCGAAATCGTTAACTGATTAATAAACTTTACTAACAAAAACACAGGAGACAATTAAAAATGTCAGAAACAACCCCAGGCGCAACCGAGCAGACCGTAGTTAGTTCTTCGATCTTTGATTTTAGAAATAAAATTGCTGATCTTGCAAGACCTAACCTATTCCAAGTAGGACTCGCATTTCCATCTATCATCGATGACGGTGGAGTCGGCACGGGGGCAACCCCAGACTCCCAAGAAGATGTTGCCCAGTCGGAAGCTGGCGCTTCCCAGACTGGCACCGTTGCCGCAACCGAGTTAGTTACCTTCCTTGTTAAGGCAGCTAACATCCCTGCTTCCACAATCGGTGTGATCGAAGTGCCCTACAGAGGTAGGACACTTAAGATTGCTGGAGACCGCACATTCGAACCATGGACAATTACTGTCCTTAACGACAGAGACTTTGCACTTCGTGCTAAGTTTGAGTCATGGTCCACCAAGATCCAAAACCTCCAGCAAAACAAGCAGGAGCCTTCAACCATTGCAGACTACCAAGCAAGTGGTGTTGTCTATCAACTAGATAGAAGACAGGCACATGTGAGAGCATATGAGTTCCAAGGTATTTGGCCCTCAAATATCTCCGCAATTGATCTTGCGTGGGATAGCAACGATACTGTCCAAGAGTATACCGTTGAGTTCCAAGTACAATACTGGACTTACAGTAATAACGAGAACATGCCTAACAGTGTGCCTGATGCGGATTCGTGATTTAATCTCGTATAAATAATTGATAATGTATAGGGACAGTTGAATGTCACAACTATTTGGTTATTCCCTAGATCGAAAGAAGAAGGGCTCTGAGAAGGGTCCTTCTTTCGTGCATAAAGATTCGGATGATGCCGCCCAACCCATTGCGGCTGGTGGTCATTTTGGTCAGTATGTAGATCTGGGAGACTCGGCAAACAAAGCTGGTGAATCCGATCTTATTGGTCGGTATAGAGGTATGTCTTTGCATCCTGAAGCGGATGCTGCAATTAATGATATTGTAAATGAGGCAATCGCTGGAGATCTTGACGATCACCCTGTTGATATTGAGCTTTCTAATCTTAAAGTGTCTGACGCTGTTAAGACACGTATTCGCGAGGAGTTTGACAATGTACTGTCACTCCTCGATTTTGATCAAAAGGCGTATGACATCTTCCGTAGATGGTATATTGATGGTCGCCTCTATTACCATAAGATGATTAACCCTGATAATCCTAAGGATGGGATTACAGAGTTGAGGTATATTGATCCTCGCAAAATCAAGAAAGTTATCGAGTATGATAAACCCAAGGATCGCATTTCACCTGCAGATCCACAGGTTAACGTGCTGATTCCTAAGGCAATTGAATATTATATTTACGCTCCTAAGGGATTACGTGGTTACGAAAACAATGGAATTAAGATTGCTCCTGATGCAATTTGTTTTGCACACTCAGGACAACTTGATATGCAACGTAACTGTGTATTATCACACTTACATAAAGCAATCAAGGCACTCAATCAACTGAGAATGATTGAGGATTCGCTAGTCATCTATCGTCTCTCTCGCGCACCTGAGCGTAGAATTTTCTACATCGATGTGGGTAACTTGCCTAAGCAAAAGGCAGAGCAATACCTCAGAGAGGTGATGTCTCGCTATAGAAACAAGTTGGTATACAATGCTGACACTGGTGAGATTCGTGATGACAAGAAATTCATGTCTATGCTGGAAGACTTCTGGCTGCCAAGACGTGAAGGTGGACGCGGCACTGAGATCACCACACTCCCAGGTGGACAAAACCTAGGTGAGTTGGAGGATGTCAAGTATTTCCAGAAGAAACTGTATCGCTCACTCAATGTGCCTGAGTCACGTTTAGAATCTGACTCTTCTTTCAACGTTGGTAGGTCTGCAGAGATCACTCGTGATGAAGTTAAATTCCAAAAGTTTGTTGTTAGACTTCGTAAGAAATTCTCGGATCTTTTCAATGATCTGATGAAGACACAACTTGTCCTTAAAGGTGTGTTTACTTTAGAAGAATGGGAAGAAGCAAAGGAACATATTCAATATGACTTCATTGCAGACAACTACTTCTCTGAGCTGAAAGAGCAAGAGATCATGACTGCCCGTATGGCATTGCTTGAGCAGATGGATCCATTTGTGGGTCGCTACTTCTCAATCGAATACATGCGTCGTCAGATTCTTAAGCAATCAGACCTCACCATGAAAGATATTGACAAAGAGATGGAGAAAGAAATTGCCGAAGGTAAGGCAATGGATCCCATGGCCATGCAACAAATGGAGCATGAGCAGATGGCACTATCTCTAGAACCTGAGCCAGTTGATCCTCAGCAACAAGCTATGGACCAATACGCGGACCAGGGAATCGATCCTGCGGATCGTAAAAAAGGAGATATCTAAATAGTAATATTGAATTAATTATTAATTATGCCTACCCAACCTGCGCTTGATATCATCAACGCACTATTTGCAGGTCAAAAAGACCTCTCTGATTATGTAGACACTGCTATGAAAACTGTAGCAGTTGACCAACTTGATAACAAAAAACAAGAAATTGGCAAGCAAATGTTTGCCACACCAGAAAATCCACCAGAGGAAACATCAAATGAGACTGATCAGGGAGGAGATTGAATCCGCCAAGGTTACTATCACCGAAGGTAAAAATGGTAAGAAAAACCATTTTATCGAAGGTGTTTTCCTGCAGGGTGAAATCAAAAACAGAAATGGACGAATGTATAGAGCAGAAACTCTGGAAAGAGAAGTTGCTAAATACAACGAGTCCTACATTAGTAAAGGTCGCGCATTAGGGGAGTTGGGTCATCCAGATGGTCCTACTATTAATCTTGATCGCGTATCTCATCTAATCACTTCTCTGCAAAGAGAAGGCAACAACTTCATGGGAAAGGCAAGACTTCTCGATACCCCTATGGGTAATATCGCTAAGTCTCTACTCGATGAAGGTGTCAAACTCGGCGTTTCTTCTAGAGGACTAGGGTCCATTAAGGAAGAAGGCGGAGTTAAAATTGTTGCTGACGACTTCATGCTCGCAACTGCTGCTGATATTGTAGCAGATCCATCCGCTCCTGATGCTTTTGTTAATGGAATTATGGAAGGAAGAGAATGGGTCTGTGCTGGTGGTGCAATCCATGAGCAACAGATCGAGTTGATTAAGAAAAGAATTGATAACGCACAACGTAGTCAATTGGAAGAAATGAAAATCTCCGCGTTTTCAAACTTCATGAAAAATCTTTAATCATAAATAACTATAGCAAAACCGCACGTTTGTACCCAGGAGACTATAAATGTCACAAGAGATTGAAACAAATCTGGATGAATCGAGTGTAACCGCTGGCGCTAAAGCTGCTGAACCACAACCCAAATTGGGTGCTGACGGTAGTAGTCTCGCTGGTGTGCAAGACCTCGGTGGTCCTACCCCACAGAATAGCAAACCCACAGATGACAGCAATAAGTATAAAACTATTGCTGGTGGAAACGCGACTTCACCAACCACAAAACCTTCCGATGCATCGGCAAGTAAGCAGGACGCATTGTCCAAGAAGCCTACTTTCGATCACGTAGAGGCAGACGGTGAAGTGATTGCTGAAACAGAAGCAGTTAAGGACACCGTAATTGAAGTGGATCTTTCCGCTGACGTTGCTGCTCTCACCGAAGGTGAAGAGTTGTCTGAAGACTTCAAAGAAAAAGCAAAGACTATCTTTGAAGCTGCAGTGGTTTCCCGTCTCAATGAAGAGATGGAGCGTATGCACGAGGACTACGCTAAAGTCCTTGAAGAAGAAATTGAGTCCGTTAAGTCCACTCTCGCTGAATCAGTCGATGAGTATCTGACGTATGCAGTCGGTCAGTGGATGACCAAGAATGAGCTCGCCATTGAGCACGGCATTAAAACCGAAATGGCAGAGTCCATGCTGACGGGTCTCAAGCAAGTTTTCGTGGAGAACTATATTGATCTCCCCGAAGAAAAAGTTGATGTTGTAGAAGAAATTCAGACACAACTCCAGACCATGGAAACAAAACTCAACGAGTCTATTGAAGAAAATGTCGAGTTGTCAAGACATCTCGGCGGCTATATCAAGAATGGGATTGTGACAGAAATCGCTGAAGGTTTGAGTCTCTCACAACGTGAGAAGCTTACCACCTTAGCGGAAGCTGTTGAGTTTGAAAATGAAGAGACTTTTAAGAATAAAGTTTCTACCCTCCGTGAATCATATTTCTCAACTAAACCTGAAGTGACTACGGTTACTGAAGATGTCCAAGTAGAGAACGCACCTACAGGCGAAGCAATGTCGGCGTATGCTGCTGCTATCTCCCGTTGGAGCAAGTAAAGTTTATTTCACCTAACCTAACAAGTAAATCTAATGTTTAACGCAGAAGCACTTCAGGAAAAGTGGAACCCCATTCTTGAGCACAATGAGCTCGATCCTATTAAGGATACCTATAGAAAGGCGGTTACCTCGGTCCTCCTGGAAAACCAAGAAAAATTCCTCCGTGAAGAGCGTGGGATGATCAACGAAGCAGCACCTACCAACTCTTTGGGTGGCGCTGGTTATACTGGTGGTAGCACCAACACTGGTCCTGTTGCAGGTTTCGACCCTGTGCTGATCAGCCTCATCCGTCGCTCCATGCCTAAGCTTATTGCTTATGACATCTGCGGTGTGCAACCAATGACTGGTCCTACTGGACTGATCTTTGCAATGCGCTCCACTAAGGGCACCAACAGAGACATCAACAACAGCGGCGTTGAGACCTTCTTCAACGAAGTTGACTCCGAGCATTCTTCTGAGAATAGTGCAAACGGTCTTGCATCCAACACCCAGACTGGATCTAATCCTGGTCTGCTT